CAGGAAGCGACCACGCGCAGCACCTATGGTCGGGGTGCGTGGTCGGCTGGACGGTTTGGGTCAACCAACGGCAACGCACAGTCGGGCGAGTTTTCGCAGCGCGCGCAGACGACCGACGCGACCCAGACGACGCTTACGGCCGACCAGGCGGCGGCCGGGTCGGCCAACATCGTCATTCTGCCGACCTCCACGAGCTACATGGCCCGCGTGCTGGTTGTAGCGCGCCAGACTGGCGGCAGCGCGGGCGCTGCGGGCGATACCGCTGGATGGGTTTCGGACGCACTTGTGGAGCGCACTGGGGCTGTCGGCGGGACGAACGTGATCGGCGGCGGCGGAGCGTCTATCGCTCCGACCTATAGCGACGCGGCTGCCGCTGGCTGGCGCATCGCCATCGTGGCAGACACCACCAATGGCGGCCTTGCGATCAAGGCGACCGGCGAGGCGAACAAGAACATCAACTGGGTGGCGCGCGTTATGACCGTGGAGACCGTGGGATAATGCCGACCGTTCGTGTGATGGCAGATGGGCGCCCGATCCTGGCGACGCCCGGCCGCACGGATCGTCATGGCATCCCGGTTTTCAATGTCGGCGGCGGCAACACGATCAAGCTGACAATCGACTATACCGGGTTCCTTGGTTCGGACACCTACGATAGCGGCTCGTGGACCGTGAACAACGCAACGCAGGGCACGGCGACGCAGAGTGGCGGGGTTGTCACAACCCTACTGGTCATGCCGGACCTCATCATGGGCGAATACACGCCGAGCGTGGCAAGCGCGGACATGACCACGGCGGTGTCCGCTGTGCATCGGCTGGTGACGACCGAGGGCCGCATCCAGAACACGCCGGTCCGTTTTTGGCTGACGCCCGCGACGGCAACGGATGTTTTCATTTTGGATGGAAGCTATCTCGTCTGATGGCCTGGGACGAAGAGCAGTTCACATGGAAGCGCCTGCCAGGCGGGCCGCGGGGCTTCCATGCTGGAGCGCCGAGCATTCCGAACCGCCCCGAGGTGCGGCATTGGCGCCCCTTTGAACCAGACCAACGGATGAACCGCATGGACAAGGCGCGCAAGGGCCAGGTGCAGGCCGTCGAGACGGGCAAGTCGCCGCTTGAAGTGATCCTAGACGTGATGCGCAACGGCAAGCAGGGCTACACGCTCGATCAGATCGAATGCGCCAAGGCCGCGCTGCCGTACCTTCACGCGCGCCTCGCCAATACGACGGTGACCCATAAGGATGCCTTCTCCGATCTCGACGGCGACGAGCTTCGGTCGCTCCTACAGCTTGCCCGGGAACTTGAACGCCAGGAAGCTGCGGCAGAGGCTGGAACGGGAGCTGGCGAGATGGGAGCGGGAGAACCGCCTCCGGACCTATCGTCCGTACACTAAGCAGCTAGACTTCCACGCTGCGGGCGCCACGCACCGCGAGCGGCTGCTGATGGCGGCAAACCAGGTCGGCAAGACCATCGCAGGCGGCGCCGAAGTCGCCATGCATCTGACGGGCGAGTATCCCGAATGGTGGCCCGGCATTCGCTACGCCGAGCCGGTCAACTGGTGGGCAGCGTCCGTCACGGGCGAGGCGACGCGCGACAACCCGCAAGCGAAGCTGGTCGGGCCGCCCGCGCGCGAAGAAGAGTGGGGCACCGGGTTCATACCGAAGCGGTGCATTCTTGACGTGGTGCGCGGGCGCGGCACGGCGAACCTGTTAGACACGGTGACGGTGCGCCACGCTTCGGGCGGCGTGTCATCGCTCGGGTTCAAGACCTACGAACAGGGCCGCGAGAAGTGGCAGGGGCCGACGCTGCATGGGGTCTGGTACGACGAAGAGCCTCCGATGGAGATTTACATGGAGGGTCTGACCCGGACCAACGCGGTGCGCGATAGCCGCGTGATCCTGACCTTTACGCCGCTCCTCGGCATGTCTGACGTGGTGTCCATGTTCTTGAAGGACGCGGCGTGAGGCACGTAACCCGGATGACCATCGATGACGCGGAGCATTACACGCCGGAGCAGCGTGCCGCGATCATCGCCAGCTATCCGGCGCACGAGCGCGAGGCGCGCGTGAAGGGCATTCCGGCGCTGGGTTCGGGCCGCGTCTTCCCCATCGAGGAAGCACGCATCGCGTGCGAGGCGCAGGCGATCCCGGAATACTGGCCGCAGATCGGCGGCATGGATTTCGGGTGGGATCACCCCTTTGCGGCGGTGTCGGTCGCCTGGGATCGTGATGCCGACGTGGCTTACGTCACGCGCACCTATCGCGCCCGGGAAGAGACGCCGGTTATCCACGCGGCGGCGCTGCGGCCCTGGGGCGAGTGGATACCGTGGGCATGGCCGCATGACGGCTTGCAGCACGACAAGGGCTCGGGCGACGCGCTGGCGGGCCAGTACCGCGCGCAGGGGCTCAACATGCTGCCAGACCGCGCGACGTTTGAGGATGGCGGCAACGGCGTGGAGGCGGGCGTGTCGGACATGCTGTCGCGCATGCAGACCGGGCGCCTGAAGGTGTTTTCGCACCTCAATGATTTCTGGGATGAGTTCCGGCTCTACCATCGAAAAGACGGCCGCATCGTAAAGGAACGTGACGACGTGCTGAGTGCCACCCGCTATGCGCTGATGATGTTGCGCTTTGCGGAGACGCGCGCGAAGCCTGTCGTGCAGCGTGCCGCGATGCGTTCGCCGCATGCGTGGATGGCGTGATGACCTGGCGGGCCTATCTCCATTCCTCGATCAGCCGCGGCGCCTTTATCGCGGCCGAGCGCGGCCAGATGCCGCTTCCGATTATCGCGGAGGCGCTGGCATATGAGGTAATGCGAGCCATCGAGCGAGCGCGCGCCGATGGATGATGTCGTCAAGGAAGCCCGCGAGCTTTACGATGAGGCGGTTTCCGCCGACCGGGAGAACCGCGACGAAGCCGCCAAGGACCTGAAGTTCCTTGCAGGCGATCAGTGGCCGGACCTCATCAAGAAGGACCGTGAGGCCAACGGCCGCCCGATGCTGACGCTGCCGCGTCTGAACCAGTACGAGCGGCAGATCACGGGCGACATGCGGCTAAACCCGCCGGGCATCAAGGTCCGGCCGGTGGACAGCAGCTCCGACCCGGAGACGGCCAAGACGTTTACGGGCCTGATCCGCAACATCGAGGCGCAGAGCGACGGTCAGCGGGCGTATCTGACGGCCGGCGCAAACGCGGTGCGGTGCGGCGAAGGCTGGTTTGGGCTGCTGTATGACTATGTCGGCGACAGCTTCGATATGGAGTTGCAGTTCCGCCGCTTCGTCAGCCCGTTTGCGGTGGTGCCGGACCCGAACGCCGAGGCGCCGACCTGCGCCGACATGGAATATGCGTTCGTCCCCACGCTGATCCACAAGACGGCATTCCGGAAGCTGTATCCGAAGGCGTCGCTGGCGGGGTGGGACGATGCCGGGCTCTGGGGGCCATGGCGCCAGGGCGATTTCGTGCGCGTGGCCGAGTATTGGCGCCGCGTGCCGATGAAGCGCCGATTGGTCATGCTTCAAGACCAGACGGTTCTTGATGTCACGGATTGGGAAGACGATCAGATCGCGCAGTTGCCGATCCTCCGCGAGCGTCAGGCCGATGGCTGGCGCGTCGAAATGCGGAAGATGACGGGAATGGAGGAGCTGGAGGAGCCGCACCAGTGGCCCGGCTGCATGATCCCGCTGGTTCGCACCATTGGCGAGGAAGTCAGCCTGGGCGAGCGGTCCATCCGCTTCGGCATCATCCGCCACGCCCGCGATGCGCAAAGCCTCTACAACATCCAGCGAACGGCGATGGCCGAAGCCGTGGCGATGGCGCCAAAGGCGAAATGGATTGTGACGGACCGCATGATCGCTGGGCGCGAAGGCGTCTGGACCAATGCGAACATGGTCAATCAGGCTTACCTGACATACACGCCGGACCCGTCCGCGCCGGGCGCCATGCCGCAGCGGATTGCCCCTGAAATGCCGTCGCAGGCGTTGCTCATGGATGTGCAGGCCGCCGCGCAGGACATCGAGGCGACCATCGGCATCTATCGGGAGAACCTGGGCAAAGAGAGCAACGCGCAGTCGGGCAAGGCGATCCTTTCCCGCCAGCGCGAAGGCGACGTGGGCACGTTCCTGTTTGCCGACAACCTTGCCGATGCCGTCGCGCAGGCGGGCCGCATCCTGATCGACGTGCTGCCGAAGATTTACGACGGCCCGCGCCAGGCTCGGCTTCTGCTGGAAGACGGGACCGAAAAGTTCGTCCCGATCAACCAGACCATGATCGACCCGGCAACCGGGCAACAGAAGCTGGTTAACGACATTCGCGTGGGTCGCTATGACGTGGTGTCCAGCGTCGGGCCGTCCTTCAGCACGAAGCGCGAGGAAGAGCGCGAGATGCTAATGACGATGGGCCAGGCAAACCCGATGTTTCTCGACATCGGCGCCGACATCCTCGTCAAGAACATGGACAGCCCTGGCAGCGAGGAACTGCACCAGCGCCTTCGCAAGATGGCGATTGCCAAGGGCTACGCGCAGCCGGGCGAGAACGACCCGCCCCCGCCGCCGCCGCAGCCTGACCCGAACGCCATGCTTGCCATGGCCGAGGTGGAGAAGGCCAAGGCGCAACAGGCGAAGGTGCAGGCGGAAGTCGCGCTGGAAACCGAGAAGCTACAGCTTGAACGGGTCCGGCTGGCGCTGGAAGCCGAGAAGATCAAGACTGGCCATGCGTCGGTCATGGTGGACGCCGAGCGCGCTGATACCGAGCGGCAGGCCGCTGCGGTCAAGGCGAACAACGAGACGCAGTCCACCCGCGCCAAGGTCGCGCAGACAATGGCGGGCATGGTGGATCAGGCCATGCAGCGCCACGGCGAGCGGCTACAGCAGCACATGCAGGCGCGCGAGCAGTCCATGCATGAGACGATGATTGCGCCTTTGGGCAAGGGCCTGGAGGGCCTGGCGCAGCATGTCGGGCAGATGGCGGACCAGTTCACGCGCCACACCGAAGCGGCGATGAGCCGCATGGAAGAACTGGCATCGCAGCTTCAGCGGGTGTCGGAAGACGTGTCCGCGCCGCGCGAGGTGATCCGCGACCCCAAAACCGGGCGCCCGACAGGCGTCAAGATCGGCAACCGCGTGCGGCAGATTGCGCGCACCCCTGACGGAAAGGCGGCTGGCCTACAATGAGCAAGGGCAACACCTTCGAGAATGATTGGCTGAAGCTGATCTTCAACGCCACGGCCATCGCCAACATCGCGGACAACGCGGCGACGTCGCCGCTCACCAATCTGTACGTGTCTTTGCACACGGCGGACCCTGGCGAGGCCGGCGACCAGACGACCAACGAGACGACGTACACCAGCTATGCTCGCGTGGCGGTGGCGCGGTCGGGTGCGGGCTGGACGGTAACGAATAACAGCGTTTCGCCGGCCGCCACGATCAGCTTCCCGGCATGCACGGGCGGCACGGCGACGATTACGCACGCCGCCGTTGGGACCGCATCCAGCAGCACGGGAAAGATACTCTACAAGGGCGCGATCAGCCCAAATATCAGCGTCAGCAGCGGCGTAACGCCGCAGCTCACGACTTTGACGGCGATTACGGAGGATTGAGCCGCCGTGCGCGCCAATGGCCTGAAGCACGAGACCACAACGACCGGGACCGGCACCCTGACGCTGACCAGCGTGTCGGGCTGGCCGTCCTATGACGACGTGTTCGGCACGTCCGGCACGCGCTTTGTGGACTACACGATCCTCGACAGCTCGGGCGTGCCGATCGAGGGCGGCGTCGGCAACATCGCGCTTTCGACCATGGTTCTGACGCGCACCTATCCGGCCTGGACGTGGAATGGCACGACCTACGATGCCACCGACCCGTCAGCCCTGAGCCTCGCCAGCGGCACGAAGACGGTCATCTGTTCGGCATGGACTGGGCTAGGGCATGCGCCATTTATCCCGGCGACGGTGGGCGACAACAAAGGTCACGGGGTGCTGTCGTCTCACACCATTACCAGTTTTTCGCTGACGCATCAGCGGAAGGTCAGCTTCCCGGTTCGTATCGAGATGCTGCGGCCGATCACTTACGTCACCATGCGGATCAACGGCGGCTATACGGGCGGTACATCATCGCTGGATGTGGCGCTGTACGAGATCGGGTCGGATGGTTTTCCGGGTGTTCGGCTGGCAAACTTCGGCAATCTCGGGTCCCTGGCGGCGAACACGACGGTCACCAGTTCCGCGCTCGGGACGCCTATCTGGGTTCCCGAGGGGCACTACATCGTTGACATCCTGCCGCAGTTTTCGGGCGGCAGCGGCACACCGACATGCGCCGGCATGCTGCCGGTTGCGCCGTATCCCTTCGGCTTTTATTGGGCCGGCGGCGGGCCAAACTTTTTTCAGTACTTCTATAAGGCATCGCAGACTGCGCTAAACGACCCCGCGACCGCGCCCGACACGGCGGCGGCGGTGTCCGCCATCCCGTGGATCAGCTTCTCATGACGCCGGTTCCTGGGCTTCCCGAAGACCCGCCAGAGGGGCTGCCGGACGCGCTACAGGAAGCGGGGCTCTCCGTCTCCCGGATCGGCCGCGTATGGTACGTGTCCGACCTGGCGGCGGCGCAGGCGATCATCGCGGCTCATTCGCCCGTTCCCTACGTCAAGCGGGCCACCCTGGCGCGGCTGCGCGAGGTGGCGGAGCAGCGGATCACGCTGTTCAACGTGATCGACGGCGGCAGCGCGACGAACGTCACGGCCGCGCAGTTCTCCGGCTACATGGCGGCCCTGACGAACCGCTATCGGACGCTGAAGGCGCAGGTTCAGTCGGCGACGACGGTTGCGGACATTCGCGCAATCGACTTCGGAGCCGGCTGGCCGGCTAACCCGTGAGCCTCGGCTCTACCCCGCTCGGCTCCGTCCCGCTCGCCGCGGGTGCGGCCACAAGCGGCACCTCTGACGCATCTACCACTATCGCGGGTGCCGCGACTGTTGCCTTCACTGGCGCGTCTCAGGCGACCGGGGCAGCATCTTCGGCCGGTGTCGCAACTGTCGCCTTCACGGGCGCAGCGAACGCAACGGGCGCGGCATCGGCGGCGGGTGCTGCGACTGCGGACTTTACCGGCGCGGCGGCAGCCCCGGCGGCGGCAGCTTCGGATGGCGTGGCAACCGTCGCCTTCACGGGCGCGTCGGTTGCTGATGCCGCCGCGTCTTCGGCAGGCGTCGCTACCGGCGACTTTACCGGCGCCGCTACTGCTGATGGCGCGCTTTCGGTAGCCGGTGTTGCCACTGTCGCCTTTGTCGCGCCGGCTGTCGGTGGCGCGATGTCCGCAGACGGCGTCGCCACGGTCGCTTTTGCGGGCGTTTCGACTGCCGCCGCGGTCTTTGCTGCGGATGGCGCGTCGGTTGTCGCCTTTGCGGCGCCGGACGAACGCCGCGGGATGCCGATCCTGCGAAAGCGGGAGGTGTATCGCCAGGATCGCCTCGGCCGGTGGCGGAACGCGCTGGAACTGGCGCTGGAAGAAGCCGCCGAGTACCGCGCCGAAGCCGACCTGGCGGAGCGCAAGCGGCTTGATGCGGCTGCGGCAGAGGTAGTCGCAGCAAGGCAACGCCTGGCCGAGATTGCCAGCCTGGAGCGGCTGACGATCAAGCGCCTGGAAGCAGAAATTAAGGTGGCGCGTCGCGCAGCCGAACGGCTGACGGCGGCAATCCGCGCCATCGATGAGGACGAAGAGGACGTGGTCGCGCTCTTGCTCGCCGCGTAGCTCCGTGAGCCTGACCGGCGGGCTCTAAACGCCGGGCAACCATCCACCGCCAAGGTGCCACCATGTCACATTCTGAAGTCTCGCCCCCGGTGAACTACGGGTCGCCGGAGGCTGCGCCTACGACCCCGGCCACGGCCCCGGAACAGGCCGCCCCGCCCGAAGATATCTCGCCCGCGGGCAGCGAGGATTTCGATGACGCCGACGATCCCGGCGCGGACGGTCAGCCCAAGCGGGCTCGGGGCGTCCAGAAGCGGATTGATGAACTGACGGCTAACTGGCGCAACGCCGAACGCCGCGTGGATGAACTGTCCCGGATGCTGCAAGGCACCCTGGGGCAGGGGCAGCAGCCCAGCGCACAACCTCCGCAGCATGCGGAAGCGCCGCTGCCTCCCGACATCGCGCAGTGGGTCGGCCCCCCGCCCGATCCCGCGAAGTTCGCCGCGGGCGAGTTCGATCCGGAGTTTATCCGGGCCGCTGCAAAGCACGACATTCGCGTCGATCAGGCGCGCATGGCGGCGCAACAGCGGGCTGTGCAGGCGCAACAGGCGCAAGTGCAGTTCGGCCAGCGTGTCGCGTCGATTATGGAGCAGGCGGTCGCCGCCGCGCCCCAGATCGCGCAGACGTTGAACGACCCGACGTTTCCCATGTCGCAGGCCGTTGTGCATGCGCTCGTGGAGACGGAAGCCCCGGCTGACGTTCTCGCTCATCTGGCGCGCAACCGCGAGGAAGCGGCGCGCATTTCCCGCCTTTCGCCACTGGCCGTCGCAAGGGAGCTTGGAAAGATCGAGGCGCGTCTTAGCGCATCGGCTCCGGCTCCGACCGCACCGACCGCGGCGCCGCCGCCTCCACGTCCCGTCAGGGGCGCGGGTGCAGCGCCGCCTGATCCAAGCAAGATGTCCTACGCCGAATACAAGGCGCACCGGGGCTTCTGAGGATCAGCGGTCACCCCTGCAACCTCGCACGGGCGCTAAGGCGCTCGACGGAGACCACAAATGGCTAACAGCATCCTCACCCCCAGCGTGATCGCCAAGGAGGCGCTTCTCACGCTGGAAAATAACCTGGTTCTCGGCAACCTCGTCCACACCGACTATTCGGACGAGTTCGTCAAGGTCGGTTCTTCTGTCAGCATCCGCAAGCCGGTCAAGTACGTCGCCAACGACGGCGCGACCATGGTTGTGCAGGATACGACCGAGGGCAACACGACCGTCAGCATCGACAAGCAGAAGCATGTCGCCATCTCGTTCTCGGCGCAGGACCTGACCCTGACCATTGACGAGTTCAAGATGCGCTACATCGAGCCCGCGATGATCGAGCTGGCGCAGAAGGTCGAGACCGACCTGGCCGCGCTCTACAAGGACGTGTGGAATTGGGTCGGCACGCCCGGCACCACGATGGGCGGCATGGACGACGTTTATCGCGCCGCCCAGCGCATGGACGAGATGGCCGTCCCGATGCCGCGCAACGCCGTGCTGTCGCCGGCCGATTACTATGGCATGCTCGGCAGCCTGTCCGGCCTGTACGTGCAGGACAAGGCGAAGACGGCCATCGAGCGCGCCAAGCTGGGCGTGCTGTCCACCATGGACACCTATATGTGCCAGTCGGCGGCTGCTCACACGGTCGGCGCCTGGGCTGGTTCTCCGCTCACCAACGGCGCGACCCAGACGACCACGTATGCGGCAACCAAGTCCACCGGGACGCAGTCGCTGATCTGCGACGGCTTCACGGCATCGACCACTGTCAAGGCTGGCGACGTGTTTACGCTGGGCACTGTGGCGAATGGCGTCCTGGCGATCAACCCGCGCACTCGTACTGCGATGCCTTACCTGCAGCAGTTCGTGGCGACGGCCGATGGCACGGCGGACGGCGGCGGCAACCTGACCCTGACCATCTCGCCGCCCATGATTTCCAGCGGCGCCTATCAGACGGTGTCGCTGTCCGGTACCGCGGCGTCGTCCACCGACGGCCTCGCGCTGACCAAGGTCGGCACGGCTTCCACGGCGTACACCCAGAACCTCGCCTTCCATAAGCAGGCGTTCGCTCTGGTGACCCGCCCGCTGGAGTTCCTGCCGGGCATCCCCGACCAGGCGCGCGAGAGCAATGGCAAGGTGTCGGTGCGCCTGATGCCGGCGCCGGACGCCATCAACGATGTCGGGCGCTGGCGCTTTGACATCCTTTACGGCGTGAAGACCATCTATCCGGACCTCGCTGTCCGGGTGAGCGGCTGATCTGAGAGAGAAGGAGAAGTAACACCATGGCTGCTCGTCAGCTTTCCTCGGGCGATGTGGATGGGACCGTTCTCGGTCAGTCCTCTTCGGACCTCATCGGCTTCTATGGCGCGACGCCTGTTGCGCGCCGGGCCGGTTCCACCCTCCAGGCGGCGCTTACCAACTCTTCCGGTGGCACCGCCAACACCACCACGGGTATCGCCACCATCACGGCGACCTACAATCAGACGATCATCGCGAATGCCAT